GCTCCAGTTGCAACTAACCGTCTGTCAACGAGACTTCCTGAGCCAAAGAGGGAAGACTGGCCTGTAAAAATATTGGCCAGAGTCGGATTCTACTAGAGATAAGTTGAAGGTCAGGACGAAAAAGAAGGCGGTCAGTGTGAACTGAAACCGCCTTGAGCCGAACCTGGATACGGGGATATCCAACTCCGAGAGACTTATGCTGGCTTGTTAACCCAGTCCAGCCTGGGAGAGTGTCACTGTCTGGGCACTGACCGGGATCAGTGAAGGAGGTCGACAGCCACTCCTGTGGAAGTTATATGCCCCACTATCCACTGGGGTCGAAGATCGCAGGCAGAAGACTCAACCAGCAGCACCATCATCCGCGTCTGGAAGGACGCGATTCCAGGTTAACACAAAGTCTGTTTCGTATACAGATTTGATTGATTTCCCCCCCAACCTTTGCGGAGCAACCATAGCTTTCGCCCTCCCATTCCCATATGGAATAGAGACTGGAGTCAAATTACTGTAGACGAATCGTAACATAGACTTTAGACTCCGTTTAGTCCAATTGTGGGCTACCGCACAGACGGAGACCGAAAAGATGAATGCACCCGTAACCGAAGCCCAGCTGGCAGCCGCCGCCGTTGCTCCCCGCGTGACCCTCGATCAGGTGATGGGGGCGATCGAGAAAGAGTCGTACACGCTGCTCGAAGATGGCACCACGACCATTGCCCAGCTGTCGATGGCCAACGGCCGCTTCAGCTCGGTAGGCAAGTCGAGCTGCGTGAGCAAGGAAAACTTCAACCCGGAGATTGGCCGCGAGCTGGCGAAGAAGGATGCCGTCGGTCAGATCTGGCCGCTGCTCGGTTTCGAGCTGGCCCGCAAGCTGGCCCTGATCGACAAGGCAGGGCCGGCAACCGGGGCGATCGTTTCCCTCCTTGGCTCCCGTCCGTTGACGTATGTCGGCACTAAGGTAGTGCGCGGTGTGCCGATGAGCCGGACCACCTACAACCATCTGCGCGGCTGGGAAGTGCCGGCGGATGAGGATCCGATGGATGACGGCTACCTCGTCGAGTACGTCGATGGCGGCAAGCCGAACGTCGAAGGGTTCACCGGCTACATCAGCTGGTCCCCTAAAGACGTGTTCGAGAGTGCATATACACTCGGCGCCGAACCCCGCCCGACCACGTTCCTCGATCGCCTGAAGGTTGAGGCTGAAGAACTCGAAGCCCGCTGGGGCAAGCTGCGTCTGTTCATTGCGACGCCGGAGTTCTCCAACCTGAACAGTCTGGAGCAGAAGGATCTGAAGGAGCAGGCCGCCCACATGGAAGACTACCTGTGGGTGCTCAAGCGCCGCATCAAGCGGGCGACGGGCACGACCCATGACAGTCCGGTAGCGATCGGTCACCCGGTCAAGTAATACAACGTATTACGGCAGATTCCCAACGGTGGGAGTCTGCTTTTTAGACATTATCGATCTACTGTCAAATTAGTGAGGCCAGGATGCTGACCAAGGACATGGTTGAGCGGGCGGTGCCTGCCAACCTCAAGAGTGCAATTACACAGTCGCTGGTCGACCAGGTGAACAACGCGGCGGCCGATCCCCTCGTGGCCGAGCAGATCCGCAACAACTTCATCAGCTACACGGGCGTGCTCAAGGACGGCAAGTTCAAGAGCGAGGACTACCTGAATGCCGTGTGCTACGTCAGCTACAAGCTGATGGGTGACAGCAACAAGGACGCCTACTTCAAGACGTTCCCGTCCCGCATGCAGACGCTACTGGCCAAGGGAACCAGCGAGAAGGACATCTCGGCGTACGTGAGCGCGTACAGCAAGGGCAAGCTGGTGAACCTGATCATGGAGCAGACCCTGGTGCCCAGCTGGGTATTGAACCAGGAGCTCTACCAGAAGGCGCTCAACGTGCAGGCTGACCTGATGGCCCATGCCCAGAGCGAGAAGGTACGGTCGGACGCCGCCAACTCGATCCTCACCCATCTGACCAAGCCGAAGGAAGCCGGCCCGCTGATCAACATCGATGCGCGCGAGACGAGCGGCATGACGGAGATGAAGGGTCTGCTCGAGCGTCTGGCCCAGCAGCAGCTGTCACTGATCCAGAACGGGGTGACGGCCAAGGAGATTGCCGGCCAGCGGATTATTGATGTGGACGCCAAGGAGGTGCCCTGATGACAAAACCTCTCATCAAGCAGGAACTTGATGAGTGGCTTGACCAGGTGAGTTACGCGGAACTGAACTCACCGAACTACACCCCCAGTGTCTTCGCGCTGACTTTTATGAATTTCATCAAGCTCGCCAATGGCGAACAGGGTGAATCTCATAAAACTCCGCCCGTACACCTGAAGATGCTGGACAAGGTGGTCGAGTCACCGTCGGATTACATTGCCAACCTGTGCTTCCGGGGTGCCGCCAAGACGACACTCTTCATGGAGTATTTCGCACTGTTCCTGGGAATGTTCGGCTACATCCCTGGCTTTGGGAAAGTCGAGGGCATGATCTATGTCTCTGACTCGATGGACAACGGCGTCAAGTCGGCCCGAAAGAACATTGAGTTCCGCTACAACAACTCTGAGTTCCTGCGGGAGTGGATACCGAAGGCCATCTTCACCGACAACTACATCGAGTTCCAGAACCGGGAAGGTCATCGCCTGGGCATCAAGATGTTCGGTGCGAAGACGGGTCTGCGGGGGACGAAGATCTTCGGCAAGCGGCCCGTGCTGTGCGTGCTCGATGACCTGATCTCGGATGATGATTCGAAGTCCAAGGCGTCGATGGATGCGATCAAGGACACCGTGTACAAGGGTGTCAATCACGCACTGGACCCGACCCGTCGCAAGGTGGTGTTCAACGGCACCCCGTTCAACAAGGATGACATCCTGATTGAAGCGGTGGAGTCGGGTGCGTGGGACGTGAACGTGTGGCCGGTGTGCGAGCGCTTCCCGTGTGAGGAGTCCGAATTCTGTGGCGCCTGGGAAGACCGCTTCACGTACAAGTATGTGAAGGCCCAGTACGACATGGCGATCCAGACGGGGAAGCTGGCTGCCTTCATGCAGGAACTGATGCTGCGTATCACCTCGGAAGAGGAGCGTCTCGTCCAGGATGCGGAGATCCGCTGGTACAACCGTGCCAACCTGTTGACGAACCGCAACAGTTTCAACTTCTACATCACCACCGACTTCGCTACGTCAGAAAAACAGACGGCTGACTTCTCCGTGATCAGTGTCTGGGCGTACAATTCCAATGGCGACTGGTTCTGGGTGGATGGCATCATTGCCCGCCAGAAGATGGACAAGACAGTCGACGACCTGTTCAGACTGGTACAGCAGTACAAACCGCAGCAGGTAGGCATCGAGATCACGGGACAGCAGGGTGGTTTTATCCCTTGGCTCCAGCGAGAGCAGATAAGCCGGAACATCTGGTTTAACTTCGCCTCGTCGGACAAGAATAACACCACACCTGGCATACGCCCAATCACCGACAAGCTCTCCCGCTTCAATCTGGTAGTTCCTTGGTTCAAGGCCGGGAAGTTCTATTTCCCGGAAGAGATGAAGCACAGCGTCATCATGGGTGAAGCCATGCGCCAGCTCAAGCTGGTGACATCAAGCGGCATCAAGGGCAAGGACGACTTCATCGATACCGTATCGATGCTCGGCTATCTCAAGCCGTGGAAGCCGTCTGACTCCGCCCCGGCAACCCCGGATGAAGTGCAGATCTACGAGGAAGAGCATCACGACGCGGAAACCTCCCGGCTTTCCGCCTACATCGTGTGAGGTGAGTAGTGAATATCCAGCAACTGTTTGCCGACCTCTCCTTCGGAGAGCTGTCGAGCCTGACGCTCGCCCAGGAAGGGGCGGGCCTGATTACGGACGCCGGCAAGGAGCGGGTGATCCGCTTTGCCAACGAGGGGCTGCTCAAGCTGCACAGCCGGTTCATCCTGCGCCAGAACGATGTGATCATCGAGATGGTGGAGTGGATCACGAGCTACCACCTGCTGTTGAAGTTCGCCCAGTCCCAGCAGGGCGTCTCGACGCAGCGGCACCTGTATATCCAGGATCTGTTCGAAGAACCGTTCCAGGAAGATGTGATCAAGATCCAGAACGTCTTCGACAGCGATGGATGCGAACTCCCACTCAACGATGAGGGCAGTGACGCGTCGGTGTTCACGCCGCAGATCAATGTGCTCCAGGTTCCGCATCCCGTGGCGGGCAAGGCACTGTCTGTCGTGTACCAGGCAAAGCACCCGACGCTTACGCTCGCGGACCTGAACCAGGAGATCGAACTCCCCGACGTACTCATGCCGGCGCTACGTGCATGGATCGCCTGGCGCACTTTTGGTCAGGTCAACACGCAGGAGTCCCTGGGGATTGCAGCGGGACATCAGGCATCGTATGAGGCGACCTGCAATGAAGTCATCATCAACGACCTGGTGGGTACGTCCCAATCCCAGACCAATAACCGCTTCCAACGCAACGGGTGGATCTAAGCATGGGCATGCGAAATACACTTGACATGCGGGGTGGCAGTGTTGCGCCCCCTGTTGACAAGACAATGGGGACGGCCTTCGAAACGGTCCAGTCGCTGGTCGGGAAACTGCCGGTCATCGAGTATCTGGAAAAGAACATCGATGGCTTCGTGACGGACATCCACAATGCGCTGGATGCGACGCTGACCGCCGAACAGACGGCGATTGCCCGGGCGGCGGCAGCACTGGTGAGTGAACTGGCAGCCAAGGTCAGCGAGGATGCGGCCAAGGTCTCGGAACTCGCTGCGGCCCAGAGTGCCGCGGATTCTGCGACGTCGATGGCGGCGGCCCAGGTCAGTGAGGCAGCCGCACAACTCAGCGAAAGGAATGCTGACCTGTCCACGGGACAGGCAGCAGATCATGCTGCTGCAGCGGATGCGGCACGGCTCGCAGCACTGCTTTCGGAAGCCCATGCCGGGATCAGCGAAACCAATGCTTCTGCTGCGGCAGCGGCGGCACTGGTTTCGCAGAATGCCTCGGCCCAGAGCGAGACGAACGCCAACGCGGCACGGGATGCAGCCGCACTGAGTGCCACGGCTTCCCAGACGGCGAAGACGGCGGCCGAGTCTGCACGGGATGCGGCGGACGCCAGCAAGGTTTCGGCTGCAACCCATGACACGAGTGCCGGGGTGTCGGCCACCAATGCGCACACCAGCGAACTGGCCTCGGCGGCATCAGCCACCGCTGCGGATGCCAGCAAGACGGCAGCGGCCGGCAGCGCAGCGACGGCCACCACGCAGGCAGGGATCTCGACCACCAATGCGACAGCAGCGGCAACAAGCGCCGCCCAGCTGGCAGCCGCCCTGCTGTCATTCAACAAGCTGTGGTTGGGTCCGCATGCGAGTGACCCGACGCTGGACAACAACGGTCAGCCGCTCGTCGAAGGTGCGCAGTATGAGAACACGTCGACCACGCCCGCGAAGATCCGCATCTACCACAACGGTGCCTGGCAGGATTCCAGTGCGGACGCCGAAGCGGCTACCGCCAGCGCACAGGCCTCGGCCACCGCTGCGTCGGGAAGTGCGGGTGCGGCCTCGACCTCGCAGGGTGCAGCAGCCACGAGCGCCGGACAGGCCAGCACCAGTGCCGGCAATGCCTCGGCGTCGGCTACGCTCGCGCAGAACTGGGCGTCGCAAACAGCAGGTCTGGTTGGGGGTGTTGACTACTCGGCCCGGTACTACGCAAGCCAGGCGTCGACCAGCGCAGCCAGTGCGGCCGCCAGTGCAGCTGCAGCTGCAGCCGCGTCGTTCACGAGCGACATTAACCTGAACACCCACAAGGTCACCAACCTGGCGGCAGGCACCGTTGCGACTGATGGCGTCAACAAGAGCCAGCTCGATGCCGTGAATACCACGGCAGGCACCAAGGTTCCCCTGGACGGCTCGACTCCGATGACGGGTGACCTCATCATCAACAAGACCTCGCCATACATCTGGTTCAAGAAGGCGGGTGTTCTTAACTGGGGCTTCGGATACAACGATGGCTCCACCGTTGTGCTTAACCGCTACAACACCTCCACGGGGGCCTTCATCGACACCCCTTGGTACGTCAACGCAGCGAATGGACAGACGGTCATGTCCGTGCGCCCCTCATGGGGAGGCGTGACACCTATCGACACAGGCAACGCGGCAAGTACCTGTGTCTCCTACGCAGCCAACCGGCTTCGCCTTTCGGCAGGGGGTGGTAGCGATTCGGTGTGGAACTACGCCGCCCAGGGGGGGCAGCCTACGTACCTGTGGGGCACTAACGATGGCGTGAACTGCTACGTCTGGAACCCTTCGAACTTCAGCGTCAACTACGCGAACAGTTGCTACAACGCGAGCGGTCTGGTTTCTGGCAACCGGTTCACGTTTTCGTGGGATGGTGGCGCAGGTCACATCAATATGTTTATCGATGGGGGCCTGGTCGCGTATGTCGCGTCAAACCTTTCGGATATGCGGCTGAAGGAGTCCGTAGTCCTGAACAAGGACCGCGATGCGCTCTCACTGATCAAAGCGATCAAGTTCTACTCGTACGACTGGAAGGCCGAAGGTCCGCGTGAGGCAGGCCACGAAGAGTCAGGATTCATCGCACAGCAGTTGCGCGGTGTGTCACCACGCTACGTATATGAACCACCGCAGGGCGAAGATCCGATGACGCATCCGATCGGCGTGAATGAGCAGAACCTGCTGCGTGATGCACTCCGCGCAATCCAGCAGCTCTCAGCGGAAGTCGAAGCGCTGAAGGCCCAACTTAACACTCACTGACATAGACAACATGAACTACCAGCAAGCACTCAAGGCAGACGGCACGGTAGATCCGAATTGCATCACCGTGATCAGTGACGCCGGCGATTACCGTACCGTCCGGATGAGCATGAGTGATCCGCTGTGGATCGCCTACCTGAACTGGCTCGCAGCCGGGAACACGCCGCTGTCCGGCTATATCGGCCCCCTGTCGACCGTGATCAAGACGCTCTGCAGTAATGTCGATACGCGTGTGGCGACGATCTATTCGCAGTGGTCGCGTTTTCAGGCGGAGTACGAAGCACGTGAACAGGCTGCCCAGGCGTTCAAGGACGGTGGCTATGCCGGTGACCCTGGTATCTATGTGACGGGTTTTGCAACGGCGGCGGGTATGACAAACCAGGCAGCTGCCGACCTGATCCTGTCACAGGCGACGACGCTCAACGGTGCACTGGCAATGCTCGGTGCACTGCGCATGCGCAAGTACGAAATCCTGAAGGCAGCTAACGCCGCTGCCGCACAGGAGGCCTATGACGACATCATGGCAGCCATCCAGATCATAGCGGCGGGTATCCAGTAACGGGGGAGCGATGAAAATTGCGTTTTTCAAAGGCAGGCACCCAGGGGTCAAGGGCTGGCTGGGTGTGCTGACGAAGTGGTGGACGGCCGGTCCCTACTCGCATTGCGAGCTCGTCTTTGGCGAGCCCGATGCGGATGGTCTGAGTACCTGCTGGTCTTCGACCTTTCTGGACAAGGGCGTGCGTGAGGTGAAGCTCGTGCTCGAACCTGCGGACTGGGACATTCTCGACCTCAGCCATTTCGGTCCGGAGCGGGAAGCAGCCGCCCTTGCCTGGTTCAAGGAGCACGAAGGGGATCCCTACGACACGCTGGCACTGCTCGGCTTTCTGTTCCGGCCGATCAAGGGCATGTTCAACTGGTACTTCTGCGACGAGGCGTGCCTGAGTGCACTGGCATTCCTTGAGGCGTGGCGGTATGACCCGAACTCGGCCTGCGCCTTGCTACGTTCCCTGGCTCAACCGCCGGGGCCTGACAATCGACAGGGAGTGCTGACATGGCAGTAGATTTCAAGCGTGGCCAGACCTTCGACTTCTCCGGCCAGGTCACGAACAAGGGTGCACCGTATCCGCTATCCGGCTACACGCTGGAAGCAGACATTCGCACCCAGGCGAACTTCGCGTTCGTGCAGCACATGATCTGTTCGATCCTCGACGCAACGACAGGTATGATCCGCATCTATGCGCCGGCGGACGATACGAAAAAGTGGCTGGCCATGCCGCACCTGATCGACATCCGGCTGAAGGATGGCGTGGGTAACGTGCTGATCTCCAACACCGAGGAGATCGATGTGCTGGATACGGTGACACAAGGGTAACTGGATGAGTGACGTTCTCGATGATGTCGGGATCGAGATCAGGACATCCGGACTGGCCGTTGGACTGGGGACCGAAGTTATTTCGCTTGGCCTCCAGTCCAACGCCCTGTCGGCAGCTCTTGAAGATGATCCCATCAGTGGTGTGTTGGAAACCAAGAATCTGGTCATCCGGCTCTACAGCCCGGATGGCTCGACGCTGGGTAGCGACTTCGCACCGTTCTTCAAAGGCGAACCAGGGGGACTGACAGCAGCCGACCGGGATCTGCTGGTTAGGGCCGTGCAGGATACCGTCATCGCTGCGGCGGTAGCACAGGCAGAACTGACCGCCAAGGCGGCCGCTGAAGCAGCGCTTCAGGCCGAGGTACAGGCACGCCAGCTGGCTGACAGTGTGATGGAAGCCTCCATCACGGAAGTGTCCACCACGCTGCAGACCAAGACGGATTCGATTGCGATCGACATCACCACGGTCGGGGCACGGATCGATGAGAATGTGGCGGCCCTGCAGGATGAGCGGGTAGCCCGGGCGACGGAAGAGGATGCCATCTCGCTGCGCATCGACCAGACGGTGGCGGTGTCAGCCGGCAATACGGCTGCCATCAATGATATGGAGGTTGCCTATACCAGCGCCGACACGGCGATCGGTATGCGCATCGATACGGTGGTGGCCAATGTCGGGTTGAACACGGCTGCCATCACCTCGGCGGAACAGGCCCGGGCGGATGGTGACTCGGCGCTCAGTACCCGGATCGACCAGCTCAGTGCGACGGTGGGCTCATCGAGCTCCACGATCACGAATCTGCAGACAGCACTGGCTTCGGCCAACCAGGCGAATGCTTCGGCTCTCCTGGCTCTGTCGACAACGGTCAATGGTCACTCGGCCAGTGTCCAGACGCTGCAGACTTCCGTTGATGGGGTGTCGGCGCAGTACACGATCAAGATCGACAACAACGGCTATGTGTCGGGCTACGGTCTGACTTCGACGGCCGTCAACGGTACGCCCGTCAGCACGTTCAAGATCCTGGCCGACAAGTTCATCGTGGCCCTGCCTGGCTACCCCCTGGTTCAGCCATTCGTGATCCAGTCGGTCAATGGTGTGCCCACGGTCAGCATCACCACAGCCGTCATTGGCGATGCGACCATCACCAACGCCAAGATCGCCAACCTGTCGGTCGACAACGCCAAGATTGCGGATGCCGCCATCACCTACGCGAAGATCGGCTTTGCGCAGATCGGCACGGCGCACATCGGGGTGGCCCAGATTGACACGGCCCGCATCGGTGCGAACTCCGTGTCGACCATGGTGTGCTGGGGTGGGTTGACCAGTGGCGGCGGTGGCAGCCGGGGGTACGACTTCGGCTACACGGGCCGGGGTGGGGCGGTGATGATGATCGTCTCCGGCATGAGCGGCAGTGCACAGGGCGGCGGGGACACGGGTGCCACGAATGGTGGCGCCACGGCCTACTTCAACGGCTCGGCCGTCGGCATCAGCGGGTTTGGCAACGTGTGCTGTGCAGCCTCGCAGGTCAATGGGGTGAACGGCGGGATCAACGTGCACATCGACGTGATCAATGCGCAGGGCGTGACCGTCACTATTTTTGAGGCACTGCGATGAGTGATGCGACAGAAGAGCTCGAAGGGATGCTGGTGGAAGAGCATCAGCCCAACATCGAGTATGTGGCAGCGGATGCGGCAGGCCAGATCCTGTACTACGGCAGTGTGCCGCCATTCATGCTGGAGAGTCAGACTGTGCCGGCCGGCGGTGAACTGGTCGAAGGTGTTGGACGGGCCGAGACCCATTACGTGCGCAACCATGCGATCGCAGAGCGGCCAGTGAACCCGGCCACACTCGACGGGATGACGCTCAGGAGCCTGCCCGCACCGTGCACCATCACGATCCAGGGAACGGAACACGCCTGCACGGACGATCACTGCGAGCTGGAGTTCACCCAGTTTGGCACCTACACCGTGCGGGTCTCTGCCTTTCCCTGGCTCGATGCTACGTTTGAGGTGACCCAGACATGAAGATCCGTCACGAAGTGGACCCGCTGCCGTTGCGGCGTGCGGCCTACATGAGCATAGGGGACCAGCTCGATGCGATGATGAAGGGGCTGGATGCGCTTCAGCAGAAGGGCATTCAACTCCCCGCAGAGACGGTCGACTGGATCGATCACTGCAAAGCGGTCAAGGACCGCTTCCAGAAGTAACTACCGGAGAATTTTATGAATGACTGTGGTAACACTGCGGTGCTGGTCGACAAGCGACTGGGTAACAGCTACGAGACGGTCAAGATGGTGGCCGAGTCGCTGACCGAGATCCTGTATGTCGCCGCCAACCTGTCGAACCTGGTGCCGAAAGACATCGAGCTGCAGGAGAGTGCGGACAAGAGCTTTCTCCAGTGGCGTTACGCCGGTAGCGCCACCTGGACAAACCTCGTGCCGCTCGTTGACCTGCCCCAGGCCGAGTTCCAGGTAACGGGTGACTTCGTGCTCCAGTGGCGCTATCAGGGTGCTGCCACGTGGACGGACCTGACGAGCCTGAACAACTTCTTTGCGCAGGTGGTGGTGGCGCCGGGTGTCAGCAAGATCCCTCGGGCCGGTACGGACAGCATGCTCGACACTGGCTGGCTGAAGCTCGAGGAGATCAACCAGGCACCGAACCAGGCGGCAGCAACGGCACAGGAGACAGCCGATGCGGCGAAGACGGAAGCCGATAACAATGCCCTGGCATTGACGGCGGCCCAGGAGACCATCACCACACTGCAGGCTGATCTGGCCGACACCCAGACGCAGCTCACTGCAGCCAATGCTGCACTGGTCGCACTGACTGCCCGCGTTGCTGTGCTCGAAGCAGCTCCCTAACTGTGAGGAATCCCTGGTATGAGCGATCCGATTGTGACTGACAGCTGGCATACGCCAACCCTGGCGGAGTTCAAGGCGGCCAACCCGCACCTGCTGAATCACTCCAGCCGGCTGGTGGTGGACCCTGAAGTGGATGTGTCCGTGAATCCGGGCAACACTGTGGACAATCCAACAGACTAATCCGGTATCATGCGTTTAGTCCAATCCCAGTGACGCCGGCTTCGGTGTCACCAAGGGGGAGTACGAGCTAACCACGCTTGTGCTCCCCCTTTTTCGTTTACAGGCCCGAACACATGCCAAGCGAATCCCTTGACGTCAAGCTGGCCGTTCTGGCAGCGCAATTTGAATTCATCAAGAAAGAGCTGGAAGAAGCCCGGCTGGCCCGCAAGGGCCAGTACGAAAAGATGGAAGAGCAGGGCAAGACGCTCACCGAGATGGGTTCCCGGCTGGAAAACGTTGAGAAGTCCCTGGCAAGCCAGGCACCGACGATCGAGGAGTTCATCACCATCAAGCACAAGGTGGTGGGTGCCGGCCTCGCCGGTCGCTGGACCTGGGTCGCATTGACGGCCGTGGTCGGGCTGATGTGTTCTTTCCGCGTGGAGATATTCAAATGGCTGGCACGAAGCTGACACTGGTCGAGAACTGGAAGGATGCCCACACCTGGGCGTCGATGTGGTGGAGCGGGGTGGGTCTGGTGGCCTCGTCCGCTGATCTGCTCAATACCCTCTGGACCAGTCTCGACCAACCCGTGCAGTCACGGGTTCCCTACGCCCCCATCGTCGGTGTGGTGCTGTTTGCTGCCACGATGATCGGCCGGGTGCTCGTCTGGTCCCATGACAAGGTGGAGGGCACAACCGATGCCGATCACCCGTAAGCACGTAGGTATCGGGGCCGTTGCCGCCTCCATCATCGCCGCGGTCTTTTCGGTCGAGGGTGGATACGTGAACGACCCCCATGATCCAGGTGGGGAAACCAACCACGGGATTACGAAGACGGTGGCCGTCGAGCACGGCTACACGGGACCGATGAAGAACCTGAGTCAGGAGCTGGCTTCCTCAATTTACTTCGAGGATTACATCCAGAAACCGGGGTTCGAGCCGTTCCTGAAACTGTCCCCTGCGGTGGCACAGGAACTGGTCGACAGTGCCGTGAATACTGGACCGGCCCGTCCTTCCCTCTGGCTCCAGAAAGCGCTCAATTCCCTCAACAGAAACGGGCGTGACTTCCCTCAAACTAATGTTGATGGTAAAGTCGGCCCCGGAACAATTCAGGCCTACCAGGCATTGCAGCGTCTTCGGGGAAGAGTCCAGGCGTGTGAGCTGGTGGTCAAGCTACTCGATGCCCAGCAGGCTGTGTATTACATGAGCCTCACCAGTCTCAGCCAGTACACAACCGGTTGGGTATCGAACCGTATCGGCAATGTGCCGCTTGAACGGTGCAAGGAAGAGGAGGAAGCCCATGCTGCAACTTAGTGTGCTCGCCAGGATTGGCGTGTATGTCGTGCTGCCTGCCGTGCTCCTTCTTGGCTCGGGGCTGTGCATATACACATTCGGCAAGGAAGACGGGGCAGCGGACGTCCAGGCGAAGTGGAATGCCGATGTCCGTGCCCGCAATGACGCCGTACAGAAACTGAAGGATGCCTACCACGAACAGGAGAACCAGCATGCTGCAGACAGCCAGAAAGTGGCCGATGTTTTGCAACAGGCCAGCGACGCTCATGCGAAGGAGCTTGACGCTGTGCGTACTGAGCTCGCTCGCAGCCTGCAGCGCAGTGAGTCCCGGGCCGCAATTTATCAACGTGAAGCCGCAGGCGGCGCCGCTCAGTGTGCAGGTCTCGCAAGCCATACAGCCGAACTCGACCGAAGTCTTGTCGAAGGCCAGGACGTGGTTAAAGAGCTCATCGCAACTATTGGACTGCGTGACGACCAGCTCGTGCAGGTAGGCAACCAGCTGCTGGCCGATCGCAAACTCCTGAACGGGCCGAATTGATGGCAACTCTCCAGACCGACAACAATACCCAGCTGCCCGTCAGCCCGAATGCACCACAGAAGCTGACCAGCTGGAGCAACGAGCCGACCATCCAAACCCTGAAAGGGGATCTCGAGGCGTCGAAGCCGGCGCACGATGCGCAGGTCGCGAAGATCCAGCACTGGAGCGATCTGCTCCACGTCCGGGGCAAGGCGAAGACGCCCCAGGTCAAGGGCCGCTCCTCGGTGCAGCCCAAGCTGATCCGCCGTCAGGCAGAGTGGCGCTACTCGGCACTGACCGAGCCTTTCCTTGGCTCCAACAAGCTCTTCAAGGTCTCGCCCGTCACGTTCGAAGACACGAAGGCGGCCGAGCAGAACGAGCTGGTGCTGAACTGGCAGTTCCGCACAAAACTGAACCGTGTGAAGTTCATTGATGACCTGGTGCGCTCGGTGGTCGATGAAGGCACGGGTGTGGTGCGCACCGGCTGGTGCCGGGTGACCACGAAGATCATGCAGGATGCACCCGTCTGGAGTCACTTCCAGATGGAGAATCAGCAGCAGTTGCAGGCCTTCCAGCAGGCACTCGAACTGTCGCAGGCCGATCCGAACACCTACCAGACCACGGTGCCCCCGGAGCTGCAGGCGGCCGTCGACTTCTATAACGAGTCGGGGCAGGCCACCATTGCCAAGCAGACGGGCACCCAGAAGGTGCAGGTCGAGCAGGTGGTGGAAAACCGGCCGACGGCGGAAGTGTTCGACCCGCGCAACTTCTTTTACGACCCGTCGTGCAATGGCGACTTCAGCAAGGCGCTCTTCTGTGTGGCCTCGTTCGAGACGAACCAGGCGGACCTGAAGAAGGAAGGGCGCTACAAGAATCTCGACCAGGTGAACTGGGAAGGCAACACGCCGCTCACGCAGCCGGATCACGCCACCAGCACGCCGGAGACCTTTGCGTTCCGGGATGCGATGCGCAAGAAGGTGGTGGCTTATGAATACTGGGGCCTCTACGACATCGAGAACAACGGGGTACTCGTACCCATTGTGGCCACCTGGATCGGGGATGTGATCATCCGGATGGAGAAGAACCCGTTCCCGGACCAGAAGCTGCCGTTCATCGTCATCCCGTATCTGCCCGTCAAGCGTGAAGTGTTTGGCGAACCGGATGCGGAGATGCTGGAAGACAACCAGAAGATCCTTGGTGCTGTCACTCGCGGAATGATCGACCTGCTCGGTCGTTCAGCGAATGGCCAGCAGGGATTTGCCAAGGGCATGCTGGACCCGCTGAACAAGCGCCGGTACGAGAACGGCCAGGACTACGAGTTCAACCCGAACACCCCGATCCAGCAGGGACTCATCGAGCACAAGTACCCGGAACTGCCACAGTCAGCGCTTTTGATGCTGAACCTCCAGAACCAGGAAGCGGAAGCGCTTACCGGAGTGAAGAGCTTTGGCGGAGGCATTTCGGGCGAAGCCTACGGTGATGTCGCTGCTGGAATCCGGGGTGTGCTCGATGCCGCCTCGAAGCGGGAAATGGCCATCCTCCGGCGTATCGCCAAGGGCGTGTCCGATATGGGCACCAAGGTCATCTCGATGAACGGCGCCTTCATGTCCGACAAGGAAGTGATCCGCGTCACCAATACGCAGTTTGTCCCCGTCAGCCGGGACGAGCTTATTGGTGACTTTGATCTCGAAGTCGACATCTCCACGGCGGAAGTGGACAACGCCAAGTCGCAGGATCTGGCGTTCATGCTGCAGACCCTTGGACCCAAGGGAGACTGGGGCATGGTGCAGCTGATCCTCGGGGAGATTGCACGCCTCAAACGGATGCCTGATCTGGCGCACCGCATCGAGCAATACCAGCCGCAACCGGACCCCATGCAGCAGCAGATGCAACAGGCCGAGCTGCAGCGTATCCAGTCGGAAATCACGAAGAACCAGGCGCAGGCCGACCTCTTCGAAGCGCAGGCGAAAGCAGCCGGCGCGGATGCCGACAAGAAGAATCTCGATTACGTCGAGCAGGAAACAGGCACGACTCACGCACGGGAGATGGAAAAACAGCAGGCACAGGCCGAAGGTAACCAGTCACTCGAAGTCACCAAGGCGTTGCTCAAGCCCAAGAAGAACGCCAATGGCTCCGAGTCCAAACCGGATGTGCCCGCTGCAGTGGGCTTCAATGCCCTCACAAAAGCACAGTCGGGTACTGGACAAGGTGGTATACCAGACAGTACGATTACGCGAGATAACTTTGCGGGACAAAACCCGCAACTCTCCCTGGGTTCCATGCACTTTCAACCGGGCATGGACCCCGCTCTCAATCCTAACTTGAACGTATAAGGACCAAACCATGTCGGAAGTCCAAGTCCAGATCCAGCAACTGGAAGGTCAGTTGTCCCAGGCAAAGAAGATCGTTGCCCAGCGGGACATGGCCCTGAAGCTCTCGAACAACCGGGAGTTCCGTGCCCTGATCCTCGACGAGTTCTGCACGCAGGAATGCGCACGCTATGCGCAGGCATCCGGTGACCCGGCACTGTCGTCGGAGAACCGTGCCGATGCGCTGGCCATGTCGCAGGCTGCCGGCCATATCCGCCGCTGGCTCTCCGTCAAGGTGCAGATGGGCAACTCGGCCGAGCGTGACATCGCGGAAGTCGAAGCGGCGCTCGAAGAAGCCCGTGCTGAAGAGGACACGCCGGAATGACCGACCAGGTGACGGGGACGCCAGCTGAGCCCAAGAATCCGCTGGCCATGAGCGACGAAGACTTCCTGAATCAGACGCCTCCGTCGATTTCTGCACCGGTCAATGAGCCGGTCCAGAAGACTCAGGAAGAACTCGACGCCGAAGCAGCAGCTGCTGAAGCTGATCGACTGGCTGCTGAAGAAGAGGCCAAGCGGGCTGAAGCCGCATCGAAAGTTGAGCCAGTTGTTGTTGACAAGACGGCTACCCCTGGTAAACAGGGGGTGAATGGTGATATCGTTCACACCAATCCGGAAGTTGACAAGGACGGCAAGACTGGGACGGCAACTGCAAGCACTGATCCTTCCAAAGCGACGGCTGCGGACAAGGAGGGTGCCCAGAAGACGGATCCCGCCGCAGCTACGACTGCGAAGGATCCGGCTGCTGCCGGTACACAGACGGCTGCTGTCAACTACGAATCGTTTTACAAGCAGGTGATGGCCCCGTTCAAGGCGAACGGCAAGCAGATCGAACTCCGTACTCCGGAGGAAGCGATCCAGCTGATGCAGATGGGCGCCAACTACACCCGCAAGATGCAGGACATCCAGCCGCATCGCAAGACGCTGCTGATGCTGGAAAATGCGCAGCTGATGGACCCGGACAAGCTGTCGTTCCTGATCGATGTCAGTAACGGCGACCCGAAGGCAATCCAGAAGCTGCTCAAGGACAAGGGAGTCGATCCCATGTCCATCGATACCAGCGAAGATTCAAACTACCTTGGGGGCAATCACAAGGTCAGTGACGAAGAAGCGAATTTCCGCACCGCCCTCTCCGATCTCGGATCGAGCGAGGAAGGCAAGCAGACGCTTCAGGCTGTCAACTCGACATGGGATCAGGCCAGTAAGGAAGTGCTGTGGAAACAGCCCGATATCCTGCCACTCATTCACCAGCAGCGCGAGAACGGCGTCTATGACCGGATCTCCACTGAAGTGAACAGGTTGCAGGCTCTGGGGCAGATTCCTGCCGGTACTCCGTTCATCCAGGCCTACAAGGCGGTCGGTGACCTTTTGCAGTCCCAGGGGAAATTCGCGGATCTCGTGAAACCTTCCCCTGCTGGTTCGACTGAAACTGTGCATACGCACACACCAGCCGAGCCGGTAGCGACACGGGTTGCTGCGCCGAAGTCGTCTGTCACGAACGGGGAACAGGCAAGTGCCGCTGCGGCTACGCGGAGCACTCCCGGAAAAGCCGAGAAGGTCGTCAATCCCCTGGCCATGTCAGATGACGACTTCCTCAAACAGATGCAAAACCGTGTTTAAGGGAACCTGACCCATGCTGAATTACAACGCCCCCAACGTAGACGGCTCCGGCACCAAGTCGAGCATCGACGGTGCCGGTTCGAACCAGATGACGACCTTCTTCTGGCTGAAGAAGGCAATCATCACGGCCCGCAAGCTGCAGTTCTTCATGCCGCTGGCCAACGTCACGAACATGCCGAAGAACTACGGCAAGACGATCAAGGTGTACGAATACGTGCCCCTGCTCGACGATCGCAACGTCAACTCGCAGGGTATCGACGCCACGGGTGCGACGATCACCAACGGCAACCTGTACGGCTCCTCGAAGGACATCGGCACGATCACGGCGAAGCTGCCGACGCTCACCGAAAACGGTGGCCGTGTGAACCGTGTCGGCTTCACCCGTCTGCAACGCGAAGGCTCGATCCACAAGTTCGGTTTCTTCCACGAGTGGACGCAGGAATCGATGGACTTCGATTCGGACGACGGCCTGATGGACTACCTGTCGACCGAGCTGATGAACGGCGCCGTGCAGATGACGGAAGCCGCACTCCAGGCGGACCTGCTCGCAGCGGCCGGTGTGGTGCTTTTCGCAGGCGCCGCGACGGCTGACGACGAGATCACGGGTGAAGACACGCCGGCCAACGGTGCGATTCCCGAAATCCCGCCGTCGATCGTCTCGTACAAGAACCTGATGCGTCTCGATCAGATCCTGACGGACAACCGCACGCCGACGCACACGACCATCATCACGGGTTCGCGTCTGCAGGACACGCAGGTGATCGGTGCAACCCGCGTGCTGTATGTCGGCTCGGAACTCGTGCCGATGCTCAAGGCGATGAAGGATCTGTTCAACAACAAGGCCTTCATCGAGATCCAGCATTACGCCGATGCCGGTACGGTCCTGAATGGCGAGATCGGTGCGATCGACAAGTTCCGCATTGTCCAGGTGCCGGAAATGCTGCACTGGGCAGGCGCTGGTGCGGCTGTCGGCACGAACCCCGGCTATCGCTCGTCGATGAAGGGTGGCACCGAGCACTACGACGTGTTCCCGATGATCTGTATCGGGGATGACTCGTTCACGACGATCGGCTTCCAGACGGACGGCAAG